CCCCCCAAAAACAGAAGCGTAAATATCAATACCTAAAACAGTCATTCCAATCCAATTTCTAGCAGTCTGACCTAGTGGCGAAAACACTACGCTTCCACCTGCCGGAATAGCAGCTAGTGCAGGAATTACTAATCCCAGAGAAACTTGCTGATGCGGGTAGTTAATAGCATTTTGCGTGGAAATTGTGGTAGTAGATACGCCAGAAACTTGAACAGCTAGAGTCCAGTAGTTTGTAGCTGTGTTTGTGGAGTTTAGGACAGCCGTCTGATGCACCAGCCTGTCCACAAAAATTGATCCCGTAGTTGCCGCTGAACTGCCCTGTAGCACCTGATTTGCTGTCTGACCCACAATTGCAGGAATACTGAGCAAAAATTCCGTAAGGGAAAGCCAATAAGTTCCATTCCAAAACCACTCTGTCCTGTTACTGGTATTGTACCAACGATCGCCTGCTACCAATGGCACCCCTGCCGCTCTCTGGGTAGGTTTTGTGTTTTGAGTAAACTGATAAAACCCGTTCTGAATTGTAGGGTTGGCAAGGCTCGTTAATGTCCCCTCCAAAGCGATCGTCCCTGATGCGTTGGGGAGCGTGTAAGCCCTATTCGCAGTATTGGCAGTGCCGTCAAATGTGCGAGTAAAACCATTCTGCCCCACCCAACTCAGTGCGTGAGAGGCATTGGCATAGAACCTGAACCCTGAAGACGGGGTAGAGGGGGTTCCAGACTGAGAAGGGTAGCCAATAAACCCAGATCCGTTAGTAGCGGAAATGCTGTCACCCGCCCTGTTTAGGGGGGTAAACCCTAGAGCCGACTGATACCCCGCGCTGGCATGATTACCCCACCCAAAGGCAGCATCCCAGTTGGTTATTTTCTGGGAAGTGACACCAGCCGCAGGACTAGCAGTAAATACCGGATCCGTTTCGGTGAACGAGGTTATAAAAGCGATCGGATCAAGTAATGTTCCTGAATTGTTAACCCCTACGCACAAAATACCGTATATGTCTCCGGGATCCGTGGTTTTGACTGAGGAAATATTAAATTCTGCCATTAAAATACACCCCCTAAAACGATAAGCTCACCATTGATAGTTACTAACATTTAAGTAATAGTTAAATATTGAGAACCGGGAGAGTCTTCGATCGCCTCCACGTCTGAATTTACAAGTATTAGTTTTTGAAAGTCGTCAATAAGTTGGGCGTTGACAAATATTTTTTTAGTAAGTGGTTCCAATTCTCTGAGAACCAGATCCACATACAAACCGTCGTCGATCGGCCTTGTGCCTACCACCTCAAACTGACGATCGCCTAGCTCTATTCTCAGTCCGTGGCGGACATTTTGAGCGGTAGGACGATCGACAGTAAAGGTAATATTCCGTCCTTCTGCCTCAAGGATATTTTCAAACTCCTCATCAAAAATTCCCCGAACGGCATTAATACCGAGGGTAGCTAAAGAGTCAAAAATACCATTGAGAAACGGATCCATTTAGGTTAGGGAGTAGGGGTTTCTTCAGACGGCGGATACAGCAATTCAACAGAGTCCTTGTGCTGCAAAAACTCCTGTTCGTTGAGCCATAGGCGGGCTCCTTGCTGAAAGGTAATTCCAGAAACCCGGATCACCCTTCCGTTTTTAACCTGGTAAAACTTTTGCATTTTAGTAAATAGTCAGAGCTTGCAGGTACACGATCCGAACAACGACGATGTTGTTAGCACCACCCCCGATCGTCCCGGCGGCTGCCCCGTTGGTATCGCAGGCAAAAACACCAATGGTTTCCTCAGCAGTTAGGGGAGAAGCCCATTGGTTTTCAACCTGAGCAATTTCCGCAGCAGTCAGAGCCGCGCTGAGAATATATTTGTCGGGATCGGCGGTTGCAGTAACCCGTCCTAGTCCAATTTTTACCGCAGTGGTAGCCGCGATCGTGCCTTGGATAGACATGGCCGCAGTCAATACTACGGAGTTAGCAGGAAGAGTTTGTTTCAGGGAGAAACTAGCAGCAGCGGCAGAACTCATGTCCACTACTTCAGTAATTTCCTTGGTAATAAGCCCAGGTGCTAAAAAACTAGAAATGCCAGCGGGAGGGTTCACAGTCATTCTTCATCATCCTTTTTGCGAGAGCGGCGTTTTTTAGGTTCAGCCTCAGCAGGTTCGGCTTCGGCTTCGGTTTCAATAACCTCAGTGTCCAACTCCACTTCAGTTACGGGTTCAGGTTCAACTTCAGTGAACGGCTCCAGTTGGTGAGCGTATCGTTCAAATTCAGTGGCGGTTAACTCAACCACTGAGCCCCCAGAGACAGGGGGGCGATCGTTTAGGTGCAGGGTAAAACCCTTACGGACTCGGTATTGCATTAGGTTGTCACCACATCAGTACAAACAGCAAAATATTCAGGACGGCGAGGAACCACATCGATCGTGGCCATACTGCGGATCTGGATAGAGCCGGACGGATAACCAGCGCCGTATGGGTTAGGCAACACTTCCAGAACGCCCCACTCACCGATCAGTAATTGGGAGAAGTCCCCGAAAATGACAGAACTCAGGCTAGTCCCGGAGCCTTTGGTTCCATTGGAAGGAACCTGGTTAGATACCGCAGCGCTGTAGCCGTTCATGCTGCCCATACCCCGATCGATCGTGGAGTCTTGCCAGAGGAAAATATCTTGGCCAGTCACTTTAGGCGTGGTTTTCAATTTGCCCCGTACCCGTGCATTGGTAAGGTAGTGGCAGGTTCCGGTATCGGCATTGTCTACCGCAATTTCTGTCTCCAGTTGAACGATATGGTTCCAGGCCAAAGCACCACCATTCGCACCGATCGAAACAGAATTAATTCCAGGGTAGTTCAGAAGTCCTAGGGGTTGGTTGTTCACACCACTGCCAGAGATAGCAGCACGATCGATACCCAGAGCCATTTCCTGAACCATATCGAACCGGATCAGGCTCTCAATATCGAGACTGGACTGCATGAGCATCCGACGGGTAACGGAGGTTAGGCAGGTAATATCTTTCGGGCGCAGGCTGATCATGTCCAGAGTCAGGTTTGACTCAGGGATAGTGCCACCCTCAGAAACCCAAAACACCGTAGCCGTACCGCTTTGGCGGGGAATATCGACGTTTCCAGTTAACCCTGACAGCATTCTGGCCCCCAACCGGGAGATCATGGCACGGTTCCGCAGCGCTTCAATGAAGTCACTACTACGCAGTTCGGTGTCAACCAAATTACCGCCCAGATCCGCCTGAGCAGTTTGTAGGCTGTCCCGTTGAGCGGTATAAGCCCGGATAGCATGGCCCCAATTCAGATCACGGACGGGTACATAAATACCCTCAGTGGGACGGCCTAACTTTTCCTCGATCGCCTTGTGAACTTCGAGTTCAAGCCCTTGCTGAGGACTGCGGCCCTCCATGACTTGCAGGCGGTTGTGGATAGCTTTTGCAATACTGTACTGATTCACCTCACGGTTGTCCAGTCCTAGCGCGTTGAGTGGTTTCACTGTTTGAGTCTCCCGTTTTTGAATGACATCCAGGACTTGACTCCGGGCACTCTGTAGATCCACTCCACCGTGGATCCACTTCTGCACTAAGTCCTTGCCTAGGTTGTGCTGATCTCCTAGCGCCATCAGGGACGCGGTACGCTCCCGTTCAGCCTCTAGTAGCTCGGTTTGCAGTTGTTCGCTCATGCGGTTTCCCTCCTCTATTTGAGCAGTTTTAACTTCGATCTCAATTTCAATACCTTCCTCCTCGTCATCCTCCATTTCAGGGGGTTCTGCCTCGGTTGGCTCTTCAGCCTTGTCTTTGCAGTAGCCCTTTTCCATAGAGTCAGACTCAGGAGAAAGCGATCGTCCTACGCCTACAGACGGATCCGCCGGAATAGTGACAAAGGACACCTCTAGGAGTTCCCAGTCCACTACCCGTAGCACAGGCTGATCACTCTTTTCGATAACTTCCCAGTCTTTGACACGGTAGCCAATAGAAATATTCCGCAGGATACCGCCCTGGATAGACTGAAAAACCTGTTCAGCAGTGGGGTGAGTGTCGAACCGTACCAGGGCGTAACACCGCTCCTGATCCGGATCCAACCAGGCATCTTCCACAATTCCCACATACTCATTGGGGTTGTGGTTAAACAGTGCCTGGCAACCACCAGACACTCTGGACAAGTCGATCGCCTCTCTGGAGTGAACTAATACCTCACTAAAGAACCCACGATCGCAAGGAGTGGCACTGGAAATTGAGATCCTGACAGTGCGTTTATCAGTGTCAATTTTGAGTGCTTCCGGCTCAATGCTTAGAAACCGTTGCCACCCCGCCTTATCCAGGTATTTAGTCCCAATTTGGATCATCGTCATCCTCCATACTTTGCATAATGTCTTTCAGGAATTGGTTGAACTCTTGAGGACTGGCAAATTCCCGCACCTCTTCACTGTCCTCAAGCTTTTCTTCAGCGGGCGGAATTAGCCCTAAATCCTCTGCCAGTTGCAATTCAGCAGCCCTCTCCAGCATCACCTCCTCGACATCTAGCCCTTGCTTGGCTAGTTCGCTGGTTAGTGTGGACAGTCCCGCTCCGATCGCTGCAATACTGGCCTGAGTCTCCTTGTACGGATCCACCCATGTCCAACCCCGTGGCCGCCAGCGGACATTCCGATAGCGATCGGGGTTGAGTTCATAGTCTGAAAATTTCAATTCGCCAGACAGAATTGCGGTATTTAGCCACTCATCGAACACAGGCTGAAGGAAGTATTCAATAAACCATTTTTGGAGGTGTTGGTAGGTATCCCGCACCTGCAACAGTGCCAGTCGTGAGCTTGAGTAATTGCTTTGGGAATAGTCCCTGCTAATGCTCTCAAAATCGATACCAAGGTTTGCAGCTAGTCCGCGCAACATCATGTGAACGAACGGCTCGAATGCGTCATTAGGACGACTGGGATCGAACCCTACAAATTCTTCACCAGGAGCTAATTCCTTGATAGTCCCCGGTTCCAGGGAGTCGATCGGGTTGCCCGCCTCGTCCCGCTCCAGCAAGTCCACATCCTTGGTAACCCTAAAGCCCATTACCGAGGCACTGGCCCGGGCCGCAATAAGCTCCGCTTCTTCGTATCCGTTGAGGTTTCGGATCCGTTGAAGGCTTGAGGATACCCAGGGAATACCACGGGTTTGTCCAGGACGATCGCTAATAAAAAGGTGGATCATTTGATCCGCAGGAACCCGCTCTAACCCGTAGGGGCCAATATTGGCAGTCGATCGCGGGTGAAACATCAGATCGCCAGGGTGGAACGGGCGCAGATAGTAAAAGAGTGCCTTGCCGTATTTATCCAACTCAATGCCCATCTTGACTAGGTTTCCGGTGGGACTGCTTTGAGGGGAATAGCCGTAGTTATCTTCAATACGATCGCTTTCAATGATTTCCAAACAGAACGGGACACTAGGACGGCGCGGGTAGTGCTTACGAATGAACACCTCCCCGGACTCCACAAGGCTCCTAAAAATGAGCCGCTGCATCTGACACCAGCTTAATTTCTCTGCAATATCGCAGTTTTTCGGCTTGCTCCATTCAGCAAACTTATCCTCAATAATTTGGTTGCGACGATCGCTAAAACCCTTACCCTTGCCTACATTGGCTTGGAACCGGATCCCATTGCCAACCACGTTGTTAACCAGGGTTTGCACTGCACCGCGCACATAGTCATTGTTGCGAATTTGCTCACGGGAACGATCGCGTAACCGACGCAAAGCACCCTGAAGTTCAGCATCAACACTTGTGGAACTCACAACCCAGTCCGACTCTAACCGACTGGCTCTAGCGCCAGAATACGATCGTTTAGCGGTTGGGACAGGGGTAGGTTTGTTCTGCTTCTTCTGTGGAGTAAAATATAGTACAAAGCTCTTTAGAGAGCGGTTTAGCTTGAAATTGTTCATTAAGTTCATCAAGGGCACCTCCAACTGATCCCAATATTACGGGACGTTCCGTTTTCGGCGGCTTGCTCTCTCTGGAGTCTGATCCGCAGTTCACTCCTGAGTTCTCGCAGTTGGGACAAGTCCAGGTAAGTGGCCTGTCGGCCCTTAATTTGGTATTCAGCAACTTGGCCAGACAAAATTTTGAGTATGGCTGCGTTCACTGCCTCTAGTTCTAGTTCCGTCTGGCTCATTGCCTTATCCCTGTACTACTACAGCAACTATGCCATGAATAACCGAAAAATTAGAGACAAAAGTGCGGGATCTTTTTCACCCCAAAGCGATCGTTTTGGGGAGAGGCTAAAACAGGCCCGGACTGAGGCGGGATATTATAGTCAGGATCAGTTCTGTAGAGAATTGGGTATTTCAGAAAAAACCTACAGACGTTGGGAGTCTGGAGCCTGTAAGCCACGGGTAGAAGCGTTCCTCAGCATTTGTAGAGCCACAAACAAAAACCCGTATTGGTTCATCCCATGACATATATTGTTGAAACAGAGAGTGATCAATGGGAGTTCCCTACCCTGTTAGAGGCTATGAACTTTGCCTATTCCCTAGCTCAAGAGGTAAAAATTTATGCTGCTGGTATTTTGGCTCTGCCTGCTACTAGGCTCACTGGTAGCCACTGTTAATATTGTTGAGATAATTGATACCCTACCCGATCGTGAGGAATAAATGGCTACCCCAAACCTAGGTTTATTAGTCCTCACAGAGTCACAGGAGGACAAGGAATTAACCGTCAACGAGAATTTCTATACCTTAGACGCAATTATTCAGGGCGTTTTAGGGCAGCAAAATACTCCTCCCGGTAGTCCTGCGGCTGGTGACGCTTACATCGTGACAGCTACAGCGTCAGGTTTATGGGCCGGACAGGAAAACAAAATTGCCTACTATTTCAATGGGGGTTGGAGCTTCATTACCCCCTCAACGGGCTTGGCAGTATTCAGTCTGTCCCAGGCTGTTCTGGTGTACTTCAATGGCACTACATGGGCTAGTGGTTCCGCGTCGATCGGGCTGACTATGCCAACAGGGTTTAGTGTTAGCGGCTCTCCCACCTCCACCGGAACGATCGCTGTCACGTTTACCAGTGGATATTCCCTACCCACAACCACCTCACAGAATGAGTGGAATACGGCCTATGACTGGGGCTTTGGTTTTCCGTCTTTGCCTTCAAACTTTGGTTCAGTCGTGCATAACTCTGTCTACAGAGTTCGTAATTCAGGACGATCGTTAACCCTAACCAATATTGCGACAGACGGTTTCACCTTTACCACTATTCCTGATAGCAACAAATACACATGGACTGCCACAGCCAGCGGCACCAACTTTTACGACAAAAACGGCGATCCTGTAACCTCTCCAGTGTCAGTAGCAGGGAGCGCTAATTTTGTTTATGACTTGACTGCTAACCAGTGGGTGATTATTTCCTAATGCTGAGAACTAACGCCATACGATCGTTATTGTTAGACTCTCCCGGTTCTCAATATTTAACTATTAACCAAAGCTTGGTAACTATTAATGGTCAACTTATCGTTTTAGGGGATAGCGGCGCACTGCGTAAAATTCGCTTTGTCAACGCAGATTTACCTGACGACGTGGATATTCAGCACCTAACTCTAGTAAATGCTACTCAAGTTTCCGACGTGGATATACGATCGCTTACGTTTGTGAATGCCAATATTTCTTCCATTTCTGACTAATGACAAAAACCGAATATTTGCAAAACCTAGCAGACTCACTAAAAAGCGATCGAGACTACGAATTTGTTATTGAATTTCGTCCTTTTATGGGCTGGTTTGCTGTTCCCGACGAACAAAGGTGGATAGGCGATCGTGGTGAATACCTTGGTTTAGACTGGAAGCAGGCAGAATACACAATACGATCGTTATTTTTATGACTTTTTGAATGGTGGGACGACAAAGCGATCGTTGTTGCTCTGGAATGGTTCAGAAGTAGAGGGTTTAGAGCCTGAATACCTGTTCCCACGCTCAAAACGATCGTGTAGGTACTTCCTGGGGGTTACACTGCGCTGCCCCGTAGCTCAGGCTAGAACTAGCGCTAGAATTTTTGAAAACTGCTTCGCTTTTTTAGAAAAAACTATGGTTGAACGATCGTTTTTGATGGGGGGGACAAAGCTCGACTTAACTGAGTTGGCTGCGATATTTGATGTCACTGAAAGGACTATTCAAACGTGGGCGGTTAAGGCTTGCGGTGGGAAGAAGAAGGTTTACGATTTGAAGGTTTTGGCGAGTTGGCGCTGTAAACAATTAGAGGAGGAAATTCAACGGCTGCGGTTAGAGTCTGGGAATAGTGCCAAGGTTAGAAAATACGAGGCTGAGGCGCGGTTGGCTGAAATGAAGGTTCTGGAGTTGGAGGGGACGCTGGTACAGGCTGAGGTGGTTCAACGGCAATGGAGCGATGCTATCAATAGAGCTAAGAGCAAATTTATGGCTCTTCCTGATAGGTTGGCGCTCGAATTAAGTCAGCAAGGTGATCCTGCGATCGTTCGGGCTAGGTTACAGGAGGTTATAGTAGAGGCACTATCAGAGCTATCCAGTTCTTGAGGAAAACTTAGGAAATTTTAAGGATATGGCAAAAGGAAGGGCCAATTTAGAAAAACAAAGGCTGTTTGCTGAGGGTAAAGCCAGGGGTAAAACTTCATCCCAGGTTGCTAGGGAAATAGGTATTAGTGAGGTCACCGCTTCGGCTTGGTTGAAGCTGCCAGAAGTTCAGGGCATGATCAGGGAGTTGCAGGTTCAGGCGTGGCAGGAGTCTCAGAATATTCTACTGGCAAGTCAAAGCGTCGCTATTCAAACACTGATTGTTCTGTTAAGGTCTGAGGATGAATCTGTTAAGTTAAAAGCAGCAAAAGAACTGCTAGATCAATGTAAATCCTTCCCAAACTATCTCTAATATGGAAACAAAAAAGCTTTCTAATTTTTCAGCGGATCCTAATAATGCCAATATGGGAACAGATAAGGGCCGCCGTATGCTCTCCCAGAGTCTTCAGGATCTAGGCGCAGGACGTTCTATTCTGGTCGATCGGAATGGTGTCATCATTGCCGGAAACAAGACCGCTGAGGCTGCTATTGCTGAGGGGTTAGAGGACGCGATCGTTGTCCAGACTCAGGGGGACAAGGTTGTGGTGGTACAGCGAACAGATTTAGACCTGACCACAGACCCAAAGGCAAAACAGTTAGCCATTGCAGACAACCGGATCGCAGAGATTGATTTGTCTTGGGATGCTGAAGCCCTTCAAAAGCTGGCAGAAGAAGTTGATTTGTCGTGGTTGGAAGTAGACGATAATTTCTTTGAAGAATTAGAAGCGATGGAGAATGAAGAATTAGATGATCAAGACTATGGAGAACCAGAGGAAAGCTCAAGTAAAGAAATAGATACGGATGACTTTGAATTTGATTGTAAATGTCCCAAGTGTGGTTTTGAATTTACAAAGACAAACTTATGAATCCTCACGCATGGTATCTTTCTGACCTTAAGAATATCCCCCAAAACGGTGTCAAGGTGTTTTCTACCTTTGCCTGCGGTGGAGGCTCTACAATGGGCTATAAACGAGCAGGGTGTGAAGTCATTGGAGCTAATGACATCGATCCAGAGATGGCTTACCACTACAAGCTCAACCACAAACCTAGGTATTATTTCCTTTGTCCTATCCGTGACTTACTCACAAAAGATTTGCCTGATGAATTGTTTCATCTAGACATTCTAGATGGTTCGCCGCCTTGCTCAACATTCAGCATGGCAGGCAGTAGGGAGAAGGCATGGGGGAAAGAAAAGCATTTTAGGGAAGGTCAGGCTAAACAAGTCCTGTCTGATTTGTTCTTTGATTACCTTGATTTAGTAGACCACTTAAAGCCCCGTGTTGCCATTGCTGAAAATGTAAAGGGCATGATTCTAGGCAACGCCAAAGGCTACACCAAAATGGTGATGCAGCGATTTAGAGAAATTGGCTATCGTCCTCAGTTGTTCCTTGTTAATGCTGCTGATTGTGGTGTTCCTCAGAAGCGAGAGCGAGTATTCTTCTGTGCTTTGCGGGACGATATTAATAAACCTAAGTTAGTGCTAAATCCTAAACATAAGTGGGTTGGGGTAAAAGAGTGTACCGAGGATATAAGAGACCTTTCAGAGTTTCGACTTGTTACCGCAACTAATCACCGACATTTACAAAAAGACTGGGCAAAAAAACACCCTAATCATACTTGGGATTGGAATATCAATAGTCCTTCTCCCACATTAGTTGCAGGTGGTGATAAAGAATTAGTAAATAAATCAATGCAGTTTACAAGCCTTGGATTTGCTGAATACAAACGATTAGGCTCATTCCCTGATGACTACCAAGCCAAGACTGACAAAATAGGCAAATACATGATCGGAATGTCAGTGCCGCCAAAGATGGCTGAGGCTGTAGCCAGGGCGGTGATTGATCAATGGCTAGTGGTAAAATAGACTAGTGGCGCAATCATCCCCCTGTGCAACCAAAAAGCCCCTTGGGGGGGCGGGACGTTATGGTTCACCTATGGGTAGTCTAGAATATCGAAAACATTAATTGACATGGAAACCAAGCTAACAAGATTTTCTCAAGATTCTGAAGCGATGGGAAGACTTTACCGGAAAAGCAGCGGTGAGAATTGACTAAAGTGTAAACCCGCTCTCCGATCGCTCTTGGGGAGTTTTCAGAGGGCGGGGAACTGTCAGACCCATGAAGTTCAGGTGTATTATCGCACTTCTAGGGAGTTGTCGGGGGTATCTCCGAGCCACATGAATGTTAGTTTTCCTACCTTCATTCCGTGATCCAAGACGATCGGGGTGTGTTGGCTGTAGTTCTTGAGTGCAAAGGTTAAGTAGCCGCCACTGTGCAGCGCTTCTTCGGTGACAGTGCTTTCTCCTAGGAGTCCCTGTTTGACTAGGGTTTCCCGTATTTTGAACTGAGCGGTAATGAGTGTTGGCAGTTTGAAGGTTTCGATCGTCTGTGCAATTAAAAATTCACCAGGGTTTAAGGTGTAGGTATCCACATGGCACAAGTCAATTTTTTCGCCGTGTTCCGTGGTGAGGTAGCGGCCTAGTCTGACTTCGTAGGCGCTAGGGTTCAGGAGTTCTGGCAGGTAGGGTTTGATGCCTTCCTTGTCGGCAACTTCAGTCAGAATTTCATGGTCTGAAAGGATCATAGGTGTACTCTACGTTGGGTAGTTTATATACTCCAACTAAACGATCGCGCCAGAACTCTATTAGCTCATGTTCGCGGACTCCTCCACCGTTTTCGTAGGCGTGGATCATGCCTAGGCTATTCCCCCATTGGGAGCAGATAGCACAGTGTTGAGCGATCGTTTGGCGGGGTACTGCTTTGAATAGTAGCAGGCTACCTACGATCGGCTCTGGGGTGGGTTGGCAGTACAGTGAGACGATCGTTTCCAGGTTGCCGTATCCGTCCCGTCCGTAGTCTGTCCCGTGGGGACGATCGAAGTCTTGGGGGAGTAGTTTGGCGGTTTTGATGGCGAGAATAATTAGTCCAATGCAGTCGGTTCCGTTGCGGTTGCGGCCCTGGTGTAGGTAGGGCACTCCAATAAACGATCGGGCGACGCTGACGAGGTAGGTAGGTGGAACTGCTTTAATTTGCTGCATGGTTTTGTTTTTGCTATAGTTGTTTTGCGCGGTAGAGCAGTTTGGTAGCTCGTTAGGCTCATAACCTAAAGGTCAGTGGTTCAAATCCACTCTGCGCGTCTATTCCGCCAGCGGTTGAAAGTCGGGTTCATTCCGGGTGTTCGGGGTTTCCCTGAACCTAGATCGCTGAGGAGGCTGGTGTAGCTCAACGGTAGAGCATCTGTTTTGTACTCAGACGGTTGCAGGTTCAAGTCCTGTTACCAGCTTAGGCTCAACTGTCCACACATTGCAACCCTTACAGCGCTTGGGTTTCGCTGCTTTCTGACTAACAATAATTCCGTTCTCTTGGGACGGGTTCGGGTCTTACTCGATCGCGTTATGCCTGCTGAACTGGCCACTGTCTCTTTATAGTGCCGTTCCCAATGTTCCTCTGGGTAGAGTTCGTCTAGCAGGGCATCGGGATAGTAGGAGACGATCGCCCCGGCACACTCCACAGAGTTCAAACATTCCGCTAGTCGATGGTGCAGTT